AAGCTGTTACGTTATTACTATTGTCAGTAATAGCTACGTCTACAGTTATCTGTGAGGTATGTGTGTTAGCCATCCTTATACCAACTATTGCATCATCACTATCTGATGTAGCTCTTATATCTGCAAGAGATGTATCTATGTTAGCTGTAAGGGTTCTTTCAAAGTCTTGTGCCATTTCTTTTTCCTTTTATAATGCTATTGCCATAGCTGTAGCGAAGCCTTTACTTGCCGAGCTTCCTCCTGCATATGTTTTTAAGTCAGAAGCAGGTATCTGTTTTGTAGTTGTTCCATCTATTACTATGAAAGCATCTGCATCAGCTATTGTAATAGATGAGGTTGATTTAGCTGAACCATCTAGTAAGTTTAATTCTGAAGCAGTTGAATCTACTGCAGCTAATTTTGTAAAGTCAGCCTGTACTAATCCTGATACACCGTCTAATAAGTTTAACTCTGTTGCAGTAGCTGTGACTGCTACATCCTCATTTATCTTTGGACTTGTTAATGTTTTGTTTGTTAACGTGTCTGTTGTGTCTGTTCCTATAAGAGTAGTTGTAGCAGTTGGAAAACTTATAAGAGCTTCAGAGTGATTAATTTTATTAGAACCAAGAACAATTGCATGATTACCCATATAACCATGAGATGAACATTGATAATATAATATGCTTGGAGTATCTTCGTCTACATCTATTTGAGTATATGCTCCACTACTTCCCGGAGTACCATTTGTTGTAACACCTGTAGTATATGCAGTAGTCTTATCTGCATCTAAATAAAATCTTAAAGGATGTCCACTATTACTACTATCTGCTTGGTCAAATTTATAATAATATCCTGAGTCAGATGTTACATTGTCTACACCATGTAAATTTAAGGCAGGAGCTTCTATACCATTTAAAAAGTAAGCACTACTACTTCCATCCCCATTGTAAGGATGTGCAGCAGTTTTACTAGCTACTGTAACTGTTATTGTTATAGGAGCAGAAGAACTACCATATATACCTGCGTGTGAATCAGCAGAACTTATGCCTACATCTTCTAAATCTTTTCCTTGAGCATCTAAGTCTCCACCTAGTTGAGGAGTAGTATCTCCACTTACAGCAGATAGTCCACCAAGACTTGAAGATAAACTAGAAATAGTTATTTTACGTAATGCACTAGCAGAATTGTCATGCATTAATAATGTATCATTAGAACTGTCTATAGAAGTTTCTGCAGTCTGTCCTGTAATAACATTTGCATTTACCATTGCAGTTTCTACTGCACCATTTGCAATAGTGACTGCACCTGAAGAGGACAATGTAACATCACCTGATATTGCGACAGGGTTAAAGTTAGTATCGTCACCTACAAGAATATGACCTGCAGTATTCGTACCCATAGTGATATCATCACCTGTTACTGTTAAGTCACCTGTTACTGTTAAGTTTTGTGATACTGTTACGTTACCATTAGAAGCTATAGTTATAGCATCAGTATCAGAAGTATGTCCTATTGTTGTGCCATTAATTATAATGTTATCAACTGTAAGAGTAGTGAGTGTTCCTACAGAAGTAAGATTAGGCATTGCAGTTATTTCATCGTCAAAGTAAGCAGCTAAGTCTGTAACAGCAACTTGTTTCATAGTTCCTGCATCATTAAATACAACTCTATCTGCGTCTGCTACTGTAGTTGATGTTGCAGTAGTATCACCATCTATAATATTTATTTCTGCTGCAGTAGATGTAACACCATCAAGAATATTTAACTCTGCAGTTGTAGATGTAACACCATCAAGAATATTTAATTCTGTAGCAGTGGATGTAACACCATCTAAAATGTTTAGCTCTGCTGCAGTAGAAGTTACGTTAGTACCACCTATATCAAGTGTGGTTACAGATATTTCTCCTGCTACTGTTATTATACCATCTGCTAATGTTAATAAATCTGTGTCATCTGTGTGACCTATATTTGCACCATTGATATTTATATTATCAATTACTGCCTGTGTAATTGCACTGTTTGTACCTAGTGTAACACCATCTATAGTACCACCATTTATGTCAGCAGTATCAGCAACTAAACTATCTATATTAGCAGTGCCATCTAAATGTAAATCTTTAAACTCAAGACTACTTGTTCCCAAGTCAATATCGTTATCTGTAATTGGTACAATAGCACCATCTTGTATTCTTAATTGTTGTACAGCAGAAGAAGATACTTCTACATAAAATTCTAAGTGATTGTTTGTTGTGTCTACAAATATTTTGTTTAAAGAATCAGTATCTCTAAGAGTGGTTACAGGACCACCATCGGCTGCAGTGCCATCATGTGAGTGTCCTGTACTTGCTACGAAAGCTGCTAATAACTGATTAAACTCATCATTGGTATGAGCGGCAGTTATTATATCTCCGTCTGTATATGTAGATTGTCTAGTGTATCCTGCCATTTATCTTCTTGCTCCTACTTGATATTCTAGTCCAAAACCTCTTAATGCATAGGGTGCAGAAGTTCCATTATCATTGACTCTTAATGCTATAGTAAATCCTGAACCTTCAACTGACTGTCTAAGCAATGGTTCTGCCTGACCACCATACGTTGCAACTCCATACACAGCAGTTCCATACACGGCAGCCACATCTCCTGCAGACAATGAGTAAGCTGCAGGTCTTGGTGAATCAGGGTCTTCATAGTCATACCTTAATAATAAGTCTGCATTAATTGAAGACTCTGGTCTGTAACTAACAAGAACACGTTGCATATGTTTACGTATTCCTGCATCTCCAAACCCTAAATCAGGACTTCTATATTTACCATCAATAGAAGTTCCATCAAAATCGTTACCACTTTCTTGTTGGTAAACAAATCCATCAAATCCACCATGTATTATTGTTGTTCCACTTGTATCAACAAACGTAGATGTGGAAGAAGGTTTTATACCTTTTAACTTTGCAAACTCAAACTGTTGTCCTCTAAGAGAACATATAGCACCTTCAGTTATACTTTCAGGTGTAGCAGTTTTAGAAAAGAAAACTCTATACTGTGTTTTATTAGGTATAACAACAGAGGTAAAGTTTGTTGCAGTAGCTATGTTGTCATTAAATAATGGTTGAACAACAGTGCTTATAGTTCCTAATTCAACGTCACCAATTCTTGCAGTACCTGCAACTGTTCTTAATCCGTCAGGTGCTAGGAATATTAAGTCACCTGCAAATTCCTGTATAGTCTGTCCATTTACACATCCTATATCTCTTGTAACAGGTGTTACTGTAAAGTCTGCTTCTGAACTTCCTGACAATTTAAATATTCTATTTTCACAAAATATAAATAAGTCTTGTCTGAAAACTTTAAGACCTACGATAGTATCGTCAACTTTTATACTACCACCACCAATAGCAACATTAAAGTTATTTTCAATAAAGGGTACACTAAATACTACCTCTTGTTTATTAGCAGACATACCTGCATAAAACATATGGTCTTTAAATGCTGTAACAAACTTAGCACCTGCCACTGCAGGTGGAAATAAATCTAATACAAAATCTGCTACTGCGTGGTTTGCTGCTACACTACTATTTTGTGCTCTTGTTACACCTGTAAATGTAGTAGCTGTTTTACCTGTGTATGTAAATTGTTCATCATTTATAAGTAAAGAAGCTGTTGAACCACCTGCAGGTGTAGCAAACTGAGAGGTATCTTTTACTGTTATAGTATGACTACCACTACCTGTTAAAGTATCACCTGAACCAATAGCGACTAATAAGTTTGTTGCTGAACCTGTACCTGTACTTGAAGGGGCAACAGGTGATGCAGTAAATGATGTATTAAATATAGTTGGTGCATTATTACCATCTACAACTATAAACTTATCATTACCATCAAAGTTATATACTTGAAAATCATAAACACCTGCACTCGTTCTACTATTATCTATCTCTGTCCAAGAATTATTACCTGCAGTAGCAGTAAATATTTTTTGTCCTCTTGCGGCAACAATCTTGTCATTAAACTTCATAGACAATAATACTGCTTCTGTTGAAGCACTTGTTTGTGGAACTATATTTGTAACAAGTTTACTGAATCCATTTATTCGTCTATAACCACCTTGTATATCAGGCTCAAAGTTTTGTAACTCTAATGCCTCACCCGGTTGCATAGCAAATGTTGACTTGTTTAAAACTAGTCCACCCTGTAGTGGAAAGTTAACAGGTTGTACTTGAGAAGTATCAGGCATTTAGTTCACCCTAATGCTTAAATCTGCTGTGCTTGTATATCCTGTTTTAGGTATAAATGTAGACCTAATATATTCAAATCTATTGACAAGTAATGTTTGCATATTTTTTATACCTTGTTCAAATCTAGAAAAATTAAGTTGATACTGTCCTGTTTCACCTCTGTATTGATATACAAAAGCAGTTGCTCCATCTATTATAACTGCAGCAAATCTATCAGGTATAGTTGTTGTATCTGTTGCTGCAGACATATCAGATGGAAAAGAAAAGAAATCATATTTTAAACTAAAACCTTTTGTTGGAAAAGGGTATAATAAAAAGTTGTTGTCAGGTGTTCTTGATACGTATTGTGGCACACCACCTTGCTCAAACTGTGCTACTTGTGTATCATCACTATGAGCTGCGGCTGTTGTATCGTTTGCACCTCTTGTTGCACCTGTAAATGTAGTAGAAGACGTTCCTGTATAAGTTATCTGTTCGTTACCTATAAATATAGTTCCTGTGGAATCAAATCCTGTTGTACTATTAACAGTAACAGTTGTGGCAGAATCTGTCAAAGCACCATCTAAGTTTGTAGTTGTTATTTCATCTTCTTGTGTGATGTAACTATTTATGTATTCATTATAATTAAGAACATATAGTCTACCACCACTTGAACCTAAATCTGAATCCTTTACTAATCTAAATGTATTATAATCTACTGTCTTTGCATCTGTAGGTATTGTATATCTTACTGTTCCCGGAACTAGTGTTTCTGTTTTTGTAGAATGATTAAAAGGATATTGAAATTCTTTTTGATTAATATATCTAACAGATTCATTAATAGCATTCTGTGCCTGAGTCTGTATTCCTCTAGCAGTTGCAAAAGATGAAGAGGTTAATTGTACTTCATTTAATCTTGCTAATACTTTATTTGTTAATGTTAAAAAAGTTTCTGCCATAGTAATTCCTAAAAGTGTAGAGGAGCAAGTTGCCCTGCTCCCCTAGAAAAAGTTTAAGCTAACTGGTCTCTATCGACCTCATCAGGCTTATCATCTAAACCATGACCTGCTAAATCAATAACAGTGGCATACATTCTAAGTCTGCCTGTAGCTGGAGCAGCACCTGCAATCTTAGCATCAATAGTATCTGTAGTAGTTACAAATTGAGTGTAAGTTGAAGCTGCACTTCCTACAA